TTGGGCTGTTGTCTTTCCGACTTTTGTTTTTTTTTTTTTTTTTTTTTTTATTTGGAACTTTTGTACCAAACCCTGTCAACTGATTAGATCAGTATCATTCAGGGATATTTTAAATAAAAGATGTCGACGTCATCGACATCTTCAGAAAAGACAAAGAAGCCTTCATAGATCTTCTGCTGTGCTGGTGAAACTCTCCGCCATTTGTTGTCTTGAATAATGGCCCAAGTGTCTCCTTCTAACACATGCTTTAGATTATAATGCTCCATTGATCCTTTCGTGATTTCTTCGTCTTGCGTGATTTTGAGTTTCGCCCTGGAAACTCGAACTCCTACGAACTCTACTTCGGGAACTTCAGACTCAGCGCCTTCGGCAGCTATGGTCAGCGGCTCCCCCTCCTCTAGTTTAAAGACAGCTCTCTGTCTATGATTCTGGGTCCATAAGTCTTGACTTGCAAGATTAGGGAGACTCTAGGTCCCCCTGTGGTACTGAGATACAATCTCATTGCTGGTAAGTGAGAACTTGCTGGTTGTATTTGACGCGTCAACGTGTCGGGCACAATCAACTCAACCTCGGACTGAATGCCGAAGTTGTAAGAATTTGAAACGTGTGAGAATCCAGCTCTCCTGCTTGCTATTTGTGTGATGCTCTTCTCCCCAACTGCGTTCCCCAGACCGCACATGATTGCCTGGTTCGCCTTCGAACACACATACTTGATTCTTAGGCTGTGCAAATCCACTTTGCCATATCCTTCCAATTCGTCTTCGATGATACTGGCTATCGTTCTTTTGATGCTGATGTCTTTTTCGTCGCTTTTCAATACGTAAGTATATTCGTGATTCCATGCTTGTTCTTGAGTCACATTCGGTTCTATTGGGGCCTGTCCTGCGAAACGTTCTTGGTCGTGTACATTCATGATTGAGGGAATACATTAAATAGAAGGGTATACTTTCATTCGTCGTCCCATAGCTTCATCACCGGATTGGTGATGAACGTCATCATCTGAGCTACTGGGTCTAGGGGCTCGCGTTCGGGTTCTGTCAGGATGCTTGTGAGTGCTTCTTGAAAGACCTCGTGATCTCGGAAAAGCAACTCAGCCTCGTTCAATTGAACCTTCTTCCAGTCCAACTTCGCTTTGAATCCATATCGTCTGAGATTGAAGAACAGGTGGTTTATCGCTGCTATGTTCTCCAATTGGTGCTCATTCAACGCCTCGAACAAAGAATCTCCTGTCTTGTAATGGATTGCGAACAGCTCAAAGTAACCTAGAATTGAGTCCTCCATCTTTCCCCTTTCAAGCTGTCCCATAATTCTTTTGAAGAAGACAATTGGCTCCTTGACTAGCACCTCTCCTTTGTGCAAGAATGTGCAGAAGCTTCCTATCTCGCTTATTGATCTGACGTATTTCATTCCTGCCTTCTCTTCCCATTTCCCCCATTCAAGGGTCGCCGGTATCGGTAAGTGTTCAATGTCATCTCCTGAATTGGCCATCGGTGTGCCGGGTTGCATGTCAAACTGCAGACATTCGCAGCCTGTCGTCCACATGCTATTGAGTAGGTACGTCCATATCTCCCCTGTCTGCGTGGCTATTGCGAAGACTATATGTCCTATTCCCATCATTGCCTTGTCGTCAACAAATGCTTCAATGATCTCTTCTGGGAAGGACAGGTGTCGCATCAACTGTGAGAACATGACTACTCCTCCGCCCCGCACACAACTGTCTAGGCCGCTTACATCAACCACTTCATATGGCCCTACTGGCAGGTACATCGCGAACCAACTCCTCATCTCGTCATAGGTCTTCCCCGCGTGCAGATAGTACCATGGCGGCAGGATCTCTAGTAGGATATCCAGCATGTAGACTCCGTACGGTCCGAACTTCATGATGTATTCGTCGGATCGTGTGAAGATTGGCTGGAGGGGTTTGGC